GTCCAAATATATTATCAGCTAAGTATACTTGTTCTACATTAGCTGCATAAAAATGTATTTCATCTGCAGTTTCAAAATCTATTTTTGTTTGATCGTCTTCACCAATTTTTATATCAGTTGCTAATAGAGATGTAATAGCTGTTTGAGCTGCGTCAATTTCAACATCTATAGTATTATCACTATCTTGATATGTTACTGTAACACCTGTTTCAGTATTACTTGAGAACATAGCACCTGCTGTATCTGCTATTGTTTCTGCAAGAGTTTCTCCTGCTACTGTAATTGCGTCAGCTTCTACAGTAC